CGCAGGATTTCCTGCGTCTATTTGTATCTCTGTGCCTCACTCCATTTTGGAGGAGGTATAGTACATACATTTAGGCGTTGGATTTATCCAGCGTTCTTATTGTCTACACTTTTGCACCAGTAAGTCGGTGCACACGCTAGATTTAGTCTAGTACCACAGCGATTGGCATCTTTGGATCGAGATGTCACGTTATGTAATTGATCAAACCACAGCGATTCACATAGTATTTCGGCTATGTGACGTTATGTAATACGAATATGGTTCCCACATTAGTGAGGAATGCAGGTAGGTTTCCCTACCAGCTGGGGGTCGCTCCCCATAATAACTATCGACCATTCTTAGGATGATAGTTATTGGGCGACCCCCATTTTGGCACAAGTTTCCAGTATATCAGAGGAAAATGTGCCTAATCTTTTTAGATTTTATACTGTAGTAAATATGACGTTAGGATCATGACCTAGCCACAGTGTAAGCGTTTAAGTTACGCTTTTATGTTTTATGAAAAGCACTAGCAGAATTATACCTCTCCGCACGTATGACATTGAGTTTAAATAAGTATATTTTATGTCAGATATTAGGATGTACTGCGTAGTAAAGGGAGCTGCCTTAATTGGAGTGAAACCCTTTATTAAAATACCCCCACGAAATTGTACGGTGTTACTAAGTTGATTCAATTTGTTATGATGACCGATCCAGTAAGAAAAAACCAAACAAGTTGTTCCCATGCGAAAGCCTCTTCGCATTGTCTGATTCTGGGCCCAATGGGCTTGGTGACTGATGATGATGCCAAGACATCCGGAACACACCGCCCCGCCGGGCGTGTCTCAACGGAGACAAATGAGGGCCAGGAGGAAATTGGAGAGTATTTGGAGGATTATGTTACCGATATCCTTGCTCGGGTTGCGAGTATGGATTTTGAAGAATTTGATGGTAGACTTGCTAGATGTGTTAGTGAGAAGATCGTTGAATTTCGCGATAGTGACCTAGAATATTTTTCGCGTAGGTGCTTTCGTGATCGCTATGAATTTGGCAAATGGCCGGAAAAGAAATTGCGAGTTACAACATATAGATTGCAAGATCGATCCCGGTTATGGATAGATTGGAATAAGGAGGATGATATGGTTGTTGCTAAACGTTTAGCTCAGAAGTGCCGAGCGAAGCGTGTTGAATATTTTGAGCAGAAATGGCACACTATGTCTGCAGGTATTCGTTTTCTTAAGTTTTTTCAGGTTAAGACGGCAGTTGCACTTGAGCACAAGACTGAACGTCAGAAGAAGGATCTGAAAAGGCCCAAGTTGACTAAATTTGAAGTTCAGGGACCCTTTGAGATGCGTTATCCAACGTGGATCGATTATCCTTATCAGGCACGTCGGATTTATAACCGTCACATACGTGGTGATTTAGATGGTAGATCAAAATTGGCGGCTTATATCAATGAAATGAATACAAAAACGCAGACTACATATGCAGACGTGTTGACCTATACCAATAATGAGGAGGATTGTTATATGGGTGATTATAGGACAGTGCAATTTACATATGAAGACCAGGGAGCAGGGCAAACTTCACAGTTTCGTTGTACGGCAGATTATAGATTGACCGCTCGTTATAATAGTGTTACACGGCCATCGCTTATGACAAGTCGTACGGTGCAGATCAGTAGCTGGCACAGCAATAAGAAGGATGCTTGTAAGGAAGCCTGTATGAAGATTATGGATGCATTTGATTCTGATGGTGGTATTGGTGAGGATGAACAGAAAATGCGTCATTTGATTCTTATGTATTTTGGACCAGAGGTTTTTAGATCCCTGTGTATTGTTGAGGATATGAACCAAAATGAGGATGATCCCTACTGTGTGATTTATACCAGAGGACCTGTGGCCTTGTATGCTGTTGGGCGTCCACACCCAGCGGGGCATCTGCGAACTATGTCAGCGTGCATGGCTATGTGTAAGGTTATTAGAGATTATGTAGATCTGCACAATGTTTTACCACTGATGCAAGAAGTGGAGGAACAGTGGGTACAGCACCCTGAGGATGAGGACACACCCCGTATGTCACCAGTTCCTAGTGGAGCTATGGAAGTTCAAGGTGAAGATATGGGTCTTTATGTAGCAGCAACCGGAACGGAGAATTTCCGAATGAAGCTCATGGAAGATGCTATGTTGTTATTTGCCCAAATTATGTCTTCAAAGGGCAATAATTACACTATTGTTCTAGCGGGTGTGGGCTTTCTCAAACTTCAAGCCCACAATATCAATAAGTATCTTATGAGAAATTGGGTTGTTTCTGACTATGTGGAAGTTGTAGTGGAAGCAATAGGTCCAGCTCTACCCAACAAGGATGAAGCTAAGGATCAAGTACGTGAGTGGTGTAATGCAGCTGGTTTGGGTAGGGGCCCTGCACCAGGACCTGATTTACTTCAACAGTTTATGGATAAAAGTAAGGAGCTCTTTACTACCCCTATTTTTCCTACTTCTAAAGCAACAACAGGTATGCAAACTCAGGGCTTTTCTATGGAAGAGTTAAAGAAGGCTCTTGATGGGGCTGAAGAATTGGCTGCTGGCAAAGCTTACAAGTACCTTATACGTTTCTTCTCTTACATCGTGGGTGTAGCAATGTGGAGTACTTCGGGAGAATTCTCATTAGCACACTTTGGTATTATAGATAGGTGGATACAGACATCAGTTTGGGTACAAGGAGGAAATATGCTGGGAGATTTCTTGAAAATCATAACTTGGTTAGCGGACAAAGGTTATAGATGCTATCAGTCGGGTTCCTTAGATCCACTTTGGCATAGTAGTGAGAGGTATGGTGCTTGGTTTGATTTAGTGCAAGATCTACGTATTAAGTCAGCTCATCTTCAAAATTGTGAGTCTCATGGTTTTACAATTGAGCAATATGATTTTGATTTACATCGAGCTATAGAAGAATCTACTGCTATCCTGCGCAGGTGTACAACTATGGGAGAATATGAAAAGACGACTGTTCGTAAATTTCAGGAAGAACTCCTTAAATTGCGTGAGAATATTCGTGGGACGCGGGCTGCTTCTGAACCTCGTAAGACACCCTATTCTGCTCTCATTTATGGACAATCCAAAATTGGTAAGTCAAGTATTGTGGACATTATAGAGAGCTACTTTGCCTTGTTGAATAAACTACCTCTCGACCCTCGATATAGGTTTGCAGTCAACCCTGATGCGAATTTTTGGGATGGTTTTGAATCATGGCAGTGGTCTATTTTGTTGGATGATATAGCTAAGGTTAGTGCCAAAACGCAGGAGGATAAGTCTTTGGATGCCGTTATTAATTGCGTCAATAATATCTCATATATGCCTGATAAGGCGGCCGTAGAGGATAAAGCTAAGTGTCCAGTCAAAGCTAAGTTGCTGTTAGCTACGACGAATACAAGGGATTTGAATGCATGGCATCGTTTTTCTCATCCTGTGGCTATTATGCGTAGGTTTGATATTGTAATCACACCACATGTACGTTCAGATTGTGCTGATGGTGTGAGCTTGCGCAGTGACCTTCCTCCTCAGTTGGAAGGGACTTATCCTGATTTTTGGGAGTTTGATGTCGAGCAGCCTATTGTTGTGGCTAATTCTAGGGAAGCGGGGTATAAGATGCTCCTAAATAGGGGTTCTTTGAAGGATTTTCTTCTATTATTGCGATCTAGAATTTTGGAGCATAATGTTACGCAGGATAACTACATGAGGTGTCGGATGAATGTACTTACTCTTCAGTTGTGTGATAGATGCCATATGCCCCAGGGAATGTGTTTGTGTTCTCAGGATTTACAAGAGGCTACTGAGCACATAGAAGAGATGCAAGAGGCTTGGACGGGACCGAAAGTAGCACCACCTAGTAATGGTAAAGCAATTGGATTATTGGATATGCTTACTTTTGGCATCAAGGCGCGTACCTTTAGGAGACCAAGTTACGTAGATAATGATGTTGATTATGATATGGAGGATGATGATGCTGTATATAGAGATGAGAATGATAATGAGGTCCAGGGACTCGAGGTCTCTACATGGTTGCCAAGTGCTAGTCAAATCTTAGTTGGTGGTTTGGCAGGTTATGGTGCTTACACATTGGGTAATACTCATGGAAGACAATTGTGTGCACGTATGGGAGTAGCATATCAACGTTTGGGCACATTCGCTAGGAATTCCACTATACTGGCCCGTGTAGCTGAACTTTCTGGTGAGCAACAAGCTGCTCAGGTGGTTAGGGCTGTGAGGTATGGGGTTAATACAGTAGAGTTTTGGAGAGATTTAGGAGCAAGAGCCGCCCAGGAAATAATTAGGCCTCCTGTTTTGATTGCTATTGGTGTGGCTTGTGCTGCTCTCACAGGAGGCTTGGTGATTTATAGTTTCTTTGCTAGTTGTGAAAAGGCGAATACGGTGGAGGGTGAGATGAGACCCCCAGAACCACGTGAACACGAACGTCCGGATGTTTGGTATGTTAGTGATTATCCCAAACAAAAGTTAGAAATTTCACCAGCTTCCCGTTGTAGCTCTGGATCGAACGTTGAAGGAGTTATGCAGAAGATTACAAGGCAGACTTATAAAGCAAACTTTCGTTTTCAAAAGAATGGGGCTTGTGTGGATTCACCATGTCATGTTTTTGCTATTTGTTCACAATATTTGTTGGCAGCTGCCCATACGATCCCTATAGCTGAGGAGTTTCAGATGGATTTGGTGAATACAAGTGTGCAAGGGGGTAGTTCACCCAACTACTATAATATACGTGTTAAAAGTAGCCAGGTGATTAGGCATGTTGAACAGGATCTGGCGATAATTTACACTCCAAATATGCGCCCAATGTCCGACCTGCGAAAATTTTTGAGTGAGGATGAAAAACCAGCAGGGTTGTTCAGTGGTACGTATATTGTGCGGAATGGTACTAGCAATCAGGAGAGAATAACAATGCATTCTGTTAGTTATGTTCAGGCTGATCATCCCCCACATCCATCAGGAAAGACTAGTTCAGTGTTTCAGAAAGGTGAACTTTTTAAAGGTGGAGTGGGAAAATATTGGGGAGGTGTTTTTAATGATAAGAGGACGCAACCAGGGGATTGTGGTGCTCCTTTTATTATACAATCACCGAGTGGTCCTACCATAGCTGGTTTACACAACATGGCCGGGCCTGTTGATCATGACCGTGAACATAGAGAGGGAGGTTTTGCCACTCCCATTACACTACAGTGTGTGGAGTCACTTATTGCAGCTGTTGCTATGAGACCTACTATGGTGCAAAGTGGTTATGACACGTGTCACGTTGTTTCTCCTTCTTTGGGAGATATACAATTGGGTACAACTAAGAGTCCCTTTATTATTGGAGATATTCATGCAAAGAGTCCGGTTAGGTGGTTGAAACAAGGCAACATTGAAGCTTATGGTTCTAAAGTTGGATTTAAAACTAGCTATAAGTCTCAAGTTCAGCCAACTTTGTTTGCTGATTTCTTTAAGGAGTTTGGAGTCACCACAGACAAGGTGAAACCGGATTTGGGTTGGAGACCTTTTGCAAATGCTTTGGCTGATATGGTCAATGTTCCAAATAATGAAGATCTGGATGTGGTTGATTTGTGCGCTGATGAACTCATGAAGGATATTCTTGATGGACTTCCAGAGGTGGAGAAGGCTGACTTTCATCCTTATGATATGGATACAGCCATAAATGGAGCTGAGGGTGTGGCTTATGTTAATCCTATCAACATAACCACAAGTGCAGGAGTTCCTTGGTATCAATGTAAGCGCAATTTGCTTGTGCCCAGTGGAGTTAATTCCCATGGAGATCCAAAGTATACTCTTAACTCAGAGGCTATGGAAATGTTTTTGGCATTGGTGGCAAGGTATGATGCAGGTTTACGAGGAGGTGCAGTATTTGGTTCAAAACCTAAGGATGAGCCTTTGGGGGAGGAGAAAGCCAAGAAGGGGGATTCGCGTATATTTCAAGCCGGACCTTTGAATTTGACTGTTCTGATGCGTATGTATTTCTTACCAATTATTAGGATGATTCAGAATAATAAGCAGTTATTTGAGTCTGGGCCTGGTACAGTGTGTCAGGCTAAGGAATGGGAAGAATTATTTGATTATTTGGTGCAACATGGGGCAGATAGAATATTGGCTGGCGATTATTCTAAGTACGATAAGAGGCAGGGTGCTGCTTGGATCTTGGCGGCATTTAGGGTTATTATTGGCATTGCTACGGAATTAGGGTATGACGATATAGCAATACGTCGGATGTGGGGTGTAGCATTTGATGTTGCCTATTCATTTTCAGAGTTTGATGGTACTCTTGTGCAATTTTTGGGTACTAATCCGTCGGGACATGCTTTGACAGTGATTATCAATGGTCTGGTGGGATCCTTGTATATGCGTTATTGTTATTATTTCCTGAACCCCGATAAGGAAGTGCGCACATTCAAGCAGAACGTAGCTCTTATGACGTATGGGGATGACAATATTGCTGGGATATCAAGGGTTGCACCCTGGTTCCATCATACAGCAGTTCAGATGGAACTAGCTAAGATTGGTGTTTTATACACCATGGCCGATAAGAAAGCGGAGAGCGTGCCATATATCAACATTGCACAAGCCACTTTCTTGAAACGTTCCTTTGTTGACTCGGAATTTTTGTTCCAAGGTAGAGTAACAAAGGTAGCTCCTTTGGAGATGAAATCTTTGCATAAGACTATGTTAGTGTGTACACGATCTAAGACTGTTACGGTCGAGTTTCAGAATGCACAAATGTTGGTTGCAGTACATGCAGAGATGTTCTTTCATGGTAGGAGGGTATTTGACTTGTGGGATGCTCGCATTCGTGAGTGTTGCACAATGTACAGGTTGGAAAATTACGTGGGGACGCTACCCACGTGGGATGGTTATGTCAAACGCTGGGTGGATGCTTCTTTAGCACTCTATCCAGAGTTGGCATTGGAATAGCCATTAGGAGCGCGAAGAGGCGCGCTTTATAAATGCACCTTGGCGGGAGTATGCACCGTCATGAACCAAATGCACAACTAGCAGTAGTTACCAGCAGATGAGAGATACTGATCACAAGGTAGTCTGTGAGGGATTGTTAGTTAGAATGACTATGGTCGGGCCTTTTTAGGTTCTTTGTTCGAAATTTGTAGATCTAGGGGGGGAGATTTGAGTCAAGGCCCTCCCAAAATGATGACTTGCCGATATTTTAAGATTTCAGGATGCGGAAGTAGGAGAGAATGTAGTTCTGGAGAAAGTGCAGGATGGAACGTACAATGATGGGATGGATACTTCCAAGGTTGGGTTGGACACATACTTTGATAGGTGGGTAGAGATACAACAATTTTCATGGACTGAGGGAGCTAATTTGTATCAGGTTTTTAATCCTTGGACAAACTATCTTACGTATCCTTCCGTTTATTCAAAATGGAAAGGGTATAGCAGATTGCATTGTAGGTTGGAATTGAAGTTTGTCATTAATGGCTCTCCATTTCAGTTTGGCATGCTCATGGGATCATACCAACCTATGACGTCATCTGGTAAGAATGTGGTTAGCGAAGGTAGTGTTAGTTTTAGGTATTCGGGAGGCAATATAGATGGAACATTTTTAGGTAACCAACCTCAGGGGGTTATGGCTCGTTCTTGTAGACCCCATTTCTATTTGTATCCCCAAACCAACAATGGAGCAAGTATGGTCCTGCCCATGTTGACGTATATGTCATGGATTTACCCCCTTTCATATACACCAATAAATGTTGGGCCCGATGCCCCATATCCCAATTTGGATGAACTGGGCGAGTTTACCTTAGAGTCATTGGCTGCCCTCCAGGTCGCTGGTACACCAGCCGGTTTGCCTGTGGTTATTACCGTATTTGCCAGAGCAATTGATATGGAATTGAGTGGACCGAGTATGTCCGTACAAAGTGAGATGGGTGTTGTTTCCACACCTGCTGCTATAGCTCAAACTGTAGCAGGGGTCTTGCGGGATGCACCTTTAATCGGGCCTTATATGAAACCAGTAGAGGCAGGGGCAAAATATACAGGGGATCTCGCAAAATTTCTGGGTTTACATACCTTACCCGTTAGGGATACACCGGCCTTGAGACAACATACAATACCTGGTTTATCCACACCAGGTGTTTGTGCCCATATGGACAAGTTAACTATCGATCCCGATAATCAGTTGACTATGGATTCGCGGACCGTTGGGTTGGATGGAGTGGATAATATGTCGATCTCACATATTATCAAGAGAGAGACGTACTTAACTAGTGCAACTTGGCCATGTTCATATGTAGCTAATACGTCATTGTTTTGTTCCTATGTCATACCAGATTTATGGTCTATAACAACTCGTAGCGGTAGGGCGTCCCATTCCTATAATTTAGCCACAGCACCACCCATGGGGTATGTGGCTAGTTGTTTTCAGTTCTGGAGGGGTTCCATAAATTTCACTTTCCGTGTGGTTGCACCATTGATGAACAGGGGGCGTTTGCGTATAACATATGACCCTACGTGGTATACTGGTACACCAGTGGGTGAAGGTGTGATCCATACAGAAATTATTGATCTATCTAAGGATAGTGAGGTAACATTGAAGGTACCTTACATGTCCTTTCTTCCATGGTTGTACACAAATACAGCACAATTTTGGGCTGGTGTGACACCACCGTGGTCTCAGACACCTGCAGGCCTCCCTGGTTTGACCAATGGGGAGGCAGGTCTAAATGGTTTGATACAAGTAACTGTACTTAATCACCTTGTGGGACCTGATACAACGGTAGCGGCACAGATACATGTTTTTGTTGAGCCTGGGGAGGATTTCGAATTTGCTGGTCCACAATCTATCCCTATAGCAGTTAGGGGTGGTAATGTGGCTGAAACTTCATTATCTGACCTATATGCAGTTCAGTCAGATATGCAATTGCTTGATGACAATCGAGAGGTTTCATTGGAGTTGGCAACTAAGCGTGCAGCTGCTCGAGCACTGCATACCATTTGTATGGGTGAGAAGGTTGAATCCATTAGATCACTTTGTCGTAGGTTCGCTCCTAGTATACCATATCAGTGGGCCCCGGGTTCTGCAATAGGTCAATGTGTTGCTACAGTTGGGTTTGGTAGGTTTCCTCCTTATCGTGGACCTAGTGGTTTGCTAACATATGGGGTACGTAATGGCTGTGCAACCTTGGATGTGAATGGCACGGGGTATAATTTTGTGCCACATACTTTTCTCCATTGGTTTTCTGCGTGTTATGTTGGATGGAGAGGGACCATCAATTGGAAGGCTGTGCAGCTTACAGCCTCTGCTGGTGTAAGTCCAGGTCTTATGGCGATCAGTAGATCGCAAGTGAAGGCACTACCTGCTACTGCTGTGTTTGGAGGCAAGCCGATGTCAGGCTTGGCATCTATACTTCTGAATAACAAGCCAAGTGGCATGGATGGTATGTCAGCGAGTGATGGAGTTATACAACCATGCACAGATGCAGCTTTTCCTATGTATCAGAATTATCGGATGATGCCATGTAACCCGATCTTCAATACTCCGTATGCTATCACAGACCCATATGCTGCTGATAGGTACGGTCAAGATACAGATGCTGTACAATTGTGTGCTGAAATCAACGTAAATGGGACTACTGATTCCAGTTTCCAATATGATATTCGGACATACGTTGCTGCAGGAGATGACTTCTGCCTCTTCCACTTCCTAAATCCCCCCACTGTATATATCAGTGCGGGGGTAGGTGTTTTACCCAACACCTCTTTGTAGGGTGCTATTTATTTAGCATCTGAAAATCCTAGTCCCACGACGACTAGGTAGCTTATGCTTTACGTGTTACCACGCGGAGTCGTGGTATTTTTACGTGCGTTGTCGCATTTACTAAAAAAAAAAAAAAAAAAAAAAAAAGTAATAACTGTACCTTGTTGTACTCTGCGTTGATACCACTGC